ATAAGCAATGCTTATACTCCTATCACTATAGGCGCAGACACATACAACGAATTGGGTATATTGTTGGGTGTTACAGACTTCACAGACGAAATAAAAGCCACAGAAGGAGATATCACAATATCAGTAAGTGGCATACCGTCAGAAACAAATTACATAACCAGAGTTTTAGAAGCACCTATATTAGGTGGTAATGTCACAATAAAAAGAGGATTCTTTCATCCTAGTAATAGTGAAATAATCAGTGGACAAGTGTTTACTAGATTCAAAGGCATTATCACAAATTTTCAATTGAGTGAAGACACAAATTTACCTGCAGGATTCAACACAACAGGTATTACATTTAGTGTTGCAAGTTTAAACACATTATTAGAAAACAAAATAGCAGGACAAAAAACAGACCCTTCTGATAGGGACAGATTCGACGCCACAGATCAAAGTTTTGATCGTGTGCCTGATCTACAAAACCTACAATTCGACTTTGGTATGGAATACAAGCCAGGTACAGGTGTTGGTGGTGGTGGTGGAGGCGGTGGTGGAGGCGGTGGTAACCGTGGCCGTAGTGGAAGAGCACAAGAAAGATAATGGAAGTAAGAGAAGCAGTTAGAGAAGATTTTTATGATATTGCGATGTTATTCAAAGACTTTGCAAATGCGGCTCCTGTTGAATATTATCATGACCCAGATTACAATATAAATCACATATTCAAAAGATTTGATTATGTGCGTATGGCAGGAGTATTGCTTGTAGCAGAAGAAGATAACAAAATAGTTGGTTTCTTAATGGCGGCACCAGTAGAAGATGTTTGGTTATCAGACAGATTAACAATGAGAGAACTTGCATGGTGGGTAGATCCAGAATACAGAACTACAAGTGCAGGTGGTAGATTGTTTTTAGACTATCAAAACCACTGCGAACAATTATTACAAGCAAGTGCAATAGTAGGATATACTATGACAATGCTAGAACAATCACCAAGTATTAATCTCGAGAAAAGAGGTATGAATAAAATAGAAAGTATATACATGAGGACTGCATAATGGGTATAGTATCAGCAATTACAGCCGTATTTAGTGCTATTGTAACAGGTTTAGGTGCTATAGGTATTACAGGTACAGCCGCAAGTATAGTTGCAGGTGTTGTAACTGCGGGTATTGCCGTTGGTACAGCAAGACAATTAGGCACATATCTCAAACCAGACCTTGGTGCAATGGGTGATCCAGGCACAAGAATACAGTTACCACCAGGCACAGACAACAAAGTACCAGTGATTTACGGTGATGTATATACTTCAGGACCTATTATTGATGTAAATATATCAAATCAAAACAACACTATGCATTATTGTATAGTGTTAAGTGAAAAAACAGACTCAGGTTCATATTCAATTGGTGAAATATGGTGGAATGATGCTAGATTAAACTTCAGTGGACATACTGTAGTAAGTAAATTAGACAAAAATGCTACCACAGACAGCAATTGGAATGGAAAAATTCGTATGAGAGCATACGCAGGTGGTACAGGTAGTGCAAATCAGATATTCCCTACCACAGCAAAAGTAGATGCAACCACAATGATGCCACATTGGACTAATACAGCACAATATACCATGAGTGATTTGGTATTCATCATGGTAGAAGTTGATTATGATGCAGAAAACAGTTTACAAGGACTAGGTGCACTCAGTATAGAAGTACAAAACAGTCTAAATAATCCAGGAGAAGTACTTTTAGACTACATGACTAACAGTAGATATGGTGCAGGCTTACAAACTGCAGACATTGACACAGATAGTCTTACAGGAAGTGGTGCAACTTCAATGAAATCTATATCAAATGAACTAATACCATATACTCCTGCAGGAGGCGGTAGTGCTACTCGTAAAAGATATACAATTGACGGAGTATTAAGCACATTTGACACAGTTAAAACCAACATGGATAAAATCTGTATGGCAAGTAGTGCCTTCTTTATGTTTGATGGCAAACAAGGTAAGTTTAAAATCAAAATGAACCACACAGAAGATACAAGTAGTGCTTTTGAGTTGAATGATGACAATATTATCAGTGGTATAAAAGTGCAAAACACCAGTTTATTTGATCAGTATAATCAAATACAAGTAGAATTTGCAGATCATCAAAGAAAAGATCAAAGTAATACAGTATTCATAGAAACAGCCGCAGGTAATAGAATGGCAAATGAGCCAGACAACAAACTTGATTACAGAATAGACATGATCAACAACAACATACAAGCAAAAACATTAGCAAACATTGATCTAAGTCAAACCAGAAACAATCAAATATTAAGTTTAGGTGGTGATCACAGCACACTACAAATAGATGTAGGTGATGTTGTAAAAGTAACAAATGATGTGTATGGTTTGACTAATGCAGAATATCGTGTTATGCGTATCAAAGAAAAAGAAGATGAATCAAGTGCATTGACAACTGAAATGACAATGATCAAGTATAACAATAACATATATGGTAATGTGAGTGTTACACAAACCACATCTAATGATCCAGGTAATGCAAATGTTGTAATACCTCCAGTTATACCACCAATTATAACACCACCAATAATATTTAAAAACATTATATCAAATGCTCCAAGCAAAAGTGTATCAGGAAGTGGTACTAGTTGTGTAATGACAGTATTTAAACAATTACCAAGCACATATAGTACTGTTTTTGTTACATCAAGTACAGCAGATTTTGTTATAGGTGATACAGTTACAATAAGTGGTGCAAGTCTAGGTGGTGTTGACACAGTACATGATTGCACATTCACAGTTGATAATGTAAGTAGTGGATTAATCACAAACCCAGTAGGAAATATATCAGGTACAGCACTGGTATACGATGGCGACATATGGGGTGGTTATATACCAACTGCACCATTGGCTAACTTGGCTGTTGGTACACAGATTGAAGACCAACCTGCAAGTAATTTAGCATTTAGTAACACAGATGTAGTTAAAGATATATTTACTCCCAGAGAACTAGATTTCAAACTCAGTTTAGATGGATTAGAACCAGGAGATTACAGTTTTATTGCCAGTGCAACACCAGTAGGAGCATTACCACATGCAGGTTTGGCAAACTTTTCCTTTAGAGCAAATGTTGTAACATCAGACATACAAGGCAACTTTAATGCAGAAGAATTTGGTACATCAATTAACTATAGCACTACAATACCAGAGAACATGGTGGCAGTGAGAAAACTAACAATACCTGCAGATTTAAGCACAGGTAATATAGTGTTGCGTGGTAAAAACACACTGGATACAAACAGTGGTGGACAAATAGGTTTCACAAACTTGAAATATGACTGGGTTAGAATTAACAAAGGAGACATATTCTAATGCACAATAAAGTAATCATATACAATAATACAACTGGGCACATTGAACAGAATATCAAAATAGCACCAAGTAGTCTACAAAGAATGCTGAGTAATAGAAGTCATTTGAGTAGCATGGTTTATGATTTAAAAGGTCAAATAGATGATTTCTGTGTAAATGTCAGTGTAGATCCGCATGTAATAGAATCGAAACCAGAACCAACAATAGATGTTGGTAAAGAAATCAGAATGAGAAGACAAGATTTATTACAATTAAGTGACTGGACACAGGCCGCAGATTCACCATTGAGTGACAGCAAAAAAGCAGAATGGCAAACATATAGACAAGCACTAAGAGACATGCCAGATACCTACAGCAGTGAAACACACATTAATAACATAGTTTGGCCCACAAGACCTAACTAAACAGATAAATATACAAGTAAAAATTGCTTATAGTGCCTCAGTGCTATAAGAATACCCTTCAGGAGTAGAATATTATGAGTGGAAGACTTTTAAGTTTTGCAAATTATATAGGTGGTGCAGATAATGTCCAAGTATTGGAAGTATTCAAAGATTCAGCATCAACATTTGCATACAATTTTGGCACAAATATATCAAATTATGATTTTGAACTAAGTGCCCAAACCCTTGTCATAGATTCAATGACATATGACAGAACAACTGGAAATCCCAGTTTCAGTACATCAACAGTAACAGGTTATTTTGCAAACACAGAAATAGGTGCAAGTAATGTAAATGTAATCAATGCCGCAGTAGGCACAGTAAACATTACATTACCAGGCGGTATCTATACAGGCAATGTTTTACCAGATAGTAGAGGAGAAACACCAATTACAGTGGTTGGTGTAAGATGGACTGACACAGGTGTATCACCAAACACAGTTGACGAACATAGATGGGCTCTCATTCACAGATATTCACCAGATGCAACATTAGGTAAGCCAAGTGAAGAACCAGGATTTATAACACTGACTACAACTTAGGAGACCTAAATGGCAGATATCACAGTAACCGCAAATACATCCACAATAAGTGTAGATACTACCCTTAACACAGTAGCAGTAACTTCTACTCCAACAACAGTTACAGTAGGCGCCGCAACAGGTGTATCTAATATAGCAGTAAGAACTGCCTTAAGTGTAACAGATACAGGTGGTGACGGTAGTTTAACATACGCAAATAGCACAGGTATATTCACATACACAGGTCCTGATCAGGCAGAAGCAAATATTAGAATAGCCGCCGCACCATCGCAAGTAAGAGCACACATAAGCAATACAGCACCAATACTGTATGATGCCACTACAGGTGTTATAAGTGCAAACACAGATGCTATATTCTCAAATACACTAGCAAATAATTGGTTTACCAGTCAAACCACAGATGATTTAACAGAAGGCACAACCAATTTATACTTAAATGGTACTGGTACAACAGATGATTTAACAGAAGGCACAACTAACAAATATTATGCAACAAGTCTGTTTAACACAGATTTTGCAACAAAGACCACAACAGATTTAACAGAAGGCAGTAATTTATACTTTACAACAGCAAGGGCAAGACAATCGATTAGTGCAACATCACCATTAAGTTATGACAGTGGTACAGGTGTAATCAGTATATCAGAAATAGGTGATATTGAAAGTGTTACAGCAGGTACAGGTTTAACAGGCGGTGGCAATTCAGGTAATGTCACACTAAATGTAGGTTCAGGATATGGTATTACGGTAAATGCTGACAACATAGAATTAACAAACAGCATTGTACAAGCACAGGCAAACATTGCAATAGGTAACAACACAACTGACAATCTCACTGAAGGATCAACAAATTTATATTTTACAAATGCTCGTACAAATACAGTAATAAGCACAAATACCACAGATAACCTCACTGAAGGATCAACAAATTTATATTTTACAAATGCTCGTACAAATACAGTAATAAGCACAAATACCACAGATAACCTCAGTGAAGGCAGTACAAATTTATATTATACACAGGCTAGATTTGACACAGCATTTGGTAACAAAACAACTTCTGATTTAACAGAAGGCACAAATTTATATTATACCACAGGCAGAGCAAATAGTGCCATAGTAGATTACATTGGCACGGCAAGTAATGCACCTTTTGCCTTTGGTGGTAATGTCACAGTAAATGGTGATGTAATAGTTGCAGGTAATTTAGATTACGAAAATGTAACTGATTTATATGTACAAGATCAAAAGATTACACTAAATGCCAATGCGGCAACAGATGCCACAGTACAAATTATAGCAAACAGACCTGTAGCAGGCACAAATACATATTTACAATGGAATGAAACCAGTGATGAATGGCAGTTTACAAATGATGGTGCTAACATATATCATATACCTGCAGGTGACATTAGTGGTATTACATTAAACGCATATGAAACCGTAGATAATACAGTTGGAATTCATGTAAATACTCCTCAAACGGCTGGTAGCCCATATATGAGATACAATGCTAACTATGATCGATGGGAATTTCAGAACAACACATCCAGTGGAGGAAATTTTGTTTTAAACGGAGGCGATTTTAGGGCAGTTAACCTAGGTCTCGCAGGTAACACTGATGGTGGGTATTTTGCTATTCAAGACAACGGTGCCAATGTAGAATTTATTAATAGATATCCAAATTTTATTGAACATGCTGATAAACTTAATATTGCAACGGATGAACAGGCTAGTTATGCTAATGTTTATTTTCCCTTTTCAAAAAAAGTGGGTGGTTATTCTAATGTAAATGATAGTTTCAATGAATTTGTAACAGCAAGTCAATTAATATCTTTTCAAGCAGGCAGTGGGCATTTATATCTAAAAGGTGAATTACAACTAAAAGAAGGTACTACAGGTGGCCATTATTACGATGGTGGCATTCTTTTACCTAATAAAATTAGAAGTGCTGAAGCAGGAGCAACTAGTTTTATAACTTTAAGAGATCACGAACAAGCAGAAACCAATGTAGATGTAACAGTAAGTGGTATAGCAAACGCACATATCATAATAGACAATAACGCAGATGATTTTTCCAATGTTACATATTTTGCTGTTGAAAAAGGCACTACTACAGACGCAAACACAGCCAATACTGCTGAATTATTTAAAGTAACTAGAGATGGTGCCGCAACATTTAACAATGCATTCACATTGCCAACAGCAGATGGTAGTGTTGATCAAGTATTAACTACAGATGGCAGTGGCACAGTAAGTTTTGCTTCACCAAAACTTAGCCTAATAGATGTTTACAATAACACTGGTAATACACTCACAAAAGGACAAGCAGTATATCTAAATGGTGCAGAAACAGGTGATAATCCACATGTAGACCTAGCAGACAGTGATGACAGTAGCAAAATGCCAGCAATAGGTCTTGTGAAAGAAAACATTGCACATACGGCAGTAGGACAAGTTGT